AGTATAAATAAATGTTGTACTATTATACCCAGCAGGTGTACTCTGTAAAGCAATATTATTAAATGGTAATACAGTAAAGCCACTTTGTGGTAAAGAAATTAAACCACTGTTTACTATTCTATCCGCTATAAATGTTCTATCGGTTACTTGCTGCGTTGTTAATAATAATTTGTTTTGTGTTGTTGGAACTACTAGCTTGGTATATTTTCCACTTGTAAAAAAAAGTGACGCATATCTATATCCTGCATCCTTAAAAATTGCATCAACAATAACTTTTAAAAATATTTGAGGTTTAAAATTTTCAGTATAGTAGCCTTGTTGATTTGAACTTAACCCATTGTCAATTAGTCCATAATAATAACCGATAACAGAACTAGGTGTCCAACTTGCTGAAATGTTTGTGTAATTCCACGTATGGTCAAATGCTGACAAGTCTAATTCATTTAGTTTCTTATCGCCTAAGTCCTGAAATAAATTAGCAGTTCTTCCAATAATTATTACTTCATATTCAATTTCATAATCATCAGTTACATTTATATTTGTTAGTTGTAAATATCCTTTTATTTGTACAATTCCGTTCTTATAAAGTATTGCATCAGCTTTTAAATTTGGGTTAAAGTCAGGTGCGAAATTATATGTATTATCATTTTCAACTGACCTAGCTAAGTTAAATATATTACTAAAAATATCATTGTTGTTATGAGTGCCAGGCAATGTAATTGTTTTGGTGTAATCACTTTTGCGTTCGGCTATGTTTTGAATATCAATGATACTTTTGTTAACAGGTATTGGCACGTTATCAAACAAGTCAAGTTCATATTCAACTATGTTTGCACCTGCAATTTGATTTATGATTAATCGGTTTTGATTCATTATAAAGATTGTCTATAACGTGAGTAGCTGTATTCAATTTCAAATGTTACATTGAACATTTTTCTATCAGTTAAAAAGGTCTTAATTTCATAACTAGAATTTAAAATATTAACAGCAACAAAATCATCTGAACTTCTTTCTAAATATATTACAGGGCTATTACTCAACTCTTCAAATAACAAGCTTTGTTCTGCACTTATCCAATCGCTGTTAATAGTTATAACATCATTTACAGTTGTGTTGTAATTAGTCTTTAACCTATCACTTGTTGAATAACCTATTGGTAATGGTGCTTTAAATTGTTTGCGCTCTATTTCAGTTGCATTTACTGTGTTTTTTTCAAAGTTAAATGAATCAAATCCACCTAATTTGTTTAACCAATGTAGCCTTACTGTTGGGTACTGACTGCATGGTGTTTCATAAGTAAATACTTTACTGCATATTACAGTCCCTAAGTTTACTAATGATACTGTGTATGTATTATTAACCACTACTACGCCTTGAATTAGCAATAGCAAATCACCTGCATTTATATTGAACAAATGTTTGTTTGTAATTGGAGTATATATAGGCTCATCATAATTAACACCACCACTTGTAATTCGCACTGTATCAAACATCGTTGCGTTGCGCAAAAAAGTTAATATTTTATTTTGATTTGGCTCAATTTTTTCGGGTAAAGATGTATTTAAAAAGCCATGTGTTGCCACTTCAACACCTGCATAACTTGTTGGTGTAAAATCCTCAAAATCAAATATAGCATTCCCTGCCATTTGATAACTTGTTGTGCTTGGTGTTGTTGGGTTACTTGCTAATACACCGCTTAACGTAGGTATTCCGCTCACATCATACAATTCTCTAAACTGCAAAAAATATTTCAATTGGCTGTTATCATTTGCCGTACATACATCTTCCATTGCTGCTTTAAAATCATAGCTTACATAGTTTTTTAAAACGCTGCCAATGTCAAATGTCAAAGTGCTACTGTTAGGTTGCTTCGGATATTTTAACCTCGCTAATGGATTGCTTATACCGCTCGTTTGATTCACATCAATTATAAAGTTGAAATTAGGTTGCGCAGTATTATTACTGCTTACTGTATATGCCACTTGATTATAAGCAGCCATGAACTGATTCGGGCTTGAAAGTATTGTAATTGCCATTATTTAATTATTGCCATTGTTATTACTGTTTTCATTTCTTTAGATAAAGCTTGATTCAGCTTTTTAATTCTTGCTGAACCTACTGCTGGTTCAACATATCGCATTGGTTTTATACCGCTTATTTTTGTAGCTACTGCCAAACCTTTAGCAACTGTTATTAAGTCCCTTCCTGCTTGTATTTTACTTTTACCTTTTGTTGAAAGTGTTATTCCTTTTATTTCTTTTGCTTCAGTTCTTGCGGCGTACTTAATAAAAGATTTCCACATTTGTTTTGGCACACCTAAATTTTTAAATTTAAATTGTGAGTTAGGTGCTTTAGTTTGACTTTTTACACCTTGTACACCTTCATCAATGTACTGCCAATAGTCTTGTGTTGTTACTATTTGTATTCCGTTTTTAAAAGGTTTAGGTGCTATGTCGGCCGCTAATGTACTCGCTTGACCTGTTCGTGCCTTGCGTGTAATTATCTTTCGCATAATCAGTATTGAAACATTAGCCCAATCTAAAAACACACCATCAACACCTTTTACTAAATCCTTTTCAAAGTTATCAACCGAACTACCATACTTACTACCTATGTCCTTTGCGCTTGCTGCCATTGTTTTATTTTTTTAAATAAACTAATTCTTTTCCCAACTTAGGTATCTGCATAATTGCTATTGGAAATTTATTTATAAACTTTAATAAAAATGGTAGTGCAAAAGTTTTTCTACACAACCTAATTAATTTGCCATAAATAGTTACTTTATATTTTATTGTTATTGTATTTGTTTTGCTGCTTGCCATTTTATTTTATCGTCTTCACTTTTATCCTTATAAAATACTAATGTGTTTAAGAACTCTATTATGTTCATATCTTCAAAGTATTCCCACTTACTTCTATCATTGTTTGCAAGGTTGTTAATTGCTACTATCCAACCCCATTTTGTTTCAAATGTTTGTCCAATATTGGCTTCACTCTCTCCATTGCTTTCACCGATTCCGATTCCAAATAAATTAGGATATTGTCTGCTAATTCCTTGTAGTACCTGCAAAAAAAAAGCATGATAGGATATGCCTGCTCAATTTTCATGTGGTTTAAAAACAAGTCTGCAACCTCTTTATGATTTGCACCATCGTATTTTTTTACTTTGCCATACCAAGTCTTTTCAACACATATCGCTGCAAGTATATTGTGAATGTTGTTTATAATATTCGCCTCATCTTTGCAGAATGAAGTTGCATCAATGTATTGTGCTGCCTTTAACTTTTGTGTTTGCCAAATACATTTAAACCTTCTGCCCTTTACTTTAAAATCCATTTTCACTCTTGCGTTTGGATTTAAGTTCTCTATTTCACTAAATGCTTTTAATGATTTTGTTAAGTCTTCAATTGGCATCGACTCTATTTCATCAAAAGTTTTGTTTGTTAATTCAGCTAGCAATTTAATGTTACGATTTAATGGATCGGTTTCAAGTTCTGCAATTGTTTTGCATTTTATAAACTGACTAATGGTTATTTTTTCAAACTTCATTCTATTTAATATATAAATTTTGTACTTTTTTGCTAAATTTTCATTGTTGCGTATTTGCCACTTGGTCGGTTATTTAATTTATTAAGTGCGAAATACCTCATAGCATCAACACAATTATGAACAAGGATTCCATTTGCAAAATATTCGTGGCAATCCTCTATCATTAAATCATATACTTGAGCCTTGTAACTTTCTCCTTGCTCGAAGTGCAGTAGCTTTACAGTTTTGATGGCAGTATTTAGATATGCCCGAGTGTCTTGTTTTATAATCTTTTCCGCATTGTTCGCATATTTTATCTGTAAAAGGTTTATTAATCCAACACTCTTTACCATTCTTTTTATGCCATTCAATTCCTTGTTTTGATTTGTGCCATTCTTTTGCAGCCTCAATTCCTTTTGCATGAAAACTTTTAGCAAACTCTGGATTGTTTTTAAATCTTTTTTTCGCTTCGAATCTTTGATGTAATGTTTTATGTACAAGGTTAAGATTTGATATTTCGTTATTATTTTGATTCCCATCAACATGATGTACATGATAGTCTTTAGGTATTTCTCCTTTATGAAATTTCCAAACTTCTGTATGAAGTCTTTTATTTCCTCTACTAAAATACTTTTCTCCATTGTACAAGCTATATTGCTTCCCTTTAAAGGTTTGTGTTGGAAAATTTGCTGTCCCTTTTTCAATTTCGATAATTCTGTCCATGATTTAGTTGTTTTTATTTTATGGTTATTTGTACCAGTCAAATATACAGTATTAGTATCTAATTGTATCGAGTACTTATTCACATGATGCAAACCGTTATTAAATACTTTTTGAACTTTTTTGTATCCTTTTGATGTTAAAACGTTATCTCCTATTTTTATTTCATCAATTCTTTTTAGCCCTTTGTTTGTTGTAATTAAAGTTTCACCTATAAAGCAATGATTTGAATAATCGACTGGCTTTCCTGTTAGCTTACCATCTCTATCAGTATCCCAAACGTAACTCCTTAACTCTTTAATTAAATTGATTGAACTTTGAGTAACAAAGAAGTTTTCACGTTTTAAAATATCAATACCAATTTTAATTGAATCGGGTCCTTTTGTTGCAGGTGTAATCATAAATCCTTGCCTTCTTAACTCTTCGATTGATTTAGGTTCTGCACTATCCGCAACTATTTCGTAGGGTCTACCTATTCCTTCTGACTTCATAAAGTTACCGATTTCATTATTTGTCATGTTAGTACGATATAATACCTCGTCAAAGTAAAGTTGATTGTTTGTTTTGTAAACTGCGATTAATGTGGTTGGGTCATTCGTAAAACCAAAATCCATTCCATAGCCTAAAAGTTTTGCATCTGTTGGTATCTTTTCAATCTGTTTCCAATTATCGAATACAACACCTTGTAATGAACCAATCAATCCAAGTCCGTAAACCTTCCACCAGTTAGCCCAATAGCTTGATGTTTGCGCTTTGTGTTGCGCTTGTTCTATATCGTGAATGATTGTTTCAGGGAGTGCCTCGTTATCTTTGTAGGTAAGTATTATATGTTCGCTGTCATTGTCTTTTAAAACTTCGGTATGCGCCCAAAATTCAGCAGTAGGGTTGAAGTCCAACCATATTTCGCCACTTGTTCTAATTGCTAATTGGTGATAAGCTTCAAATGAAATATTGTTTGCTTCGTTAATGTAAAGCACATTACGCCTTGCACCTCGCAACTTTGATTCTTGTTCTGCACTAAAGAACTCAATATATGAACCGTTGGCAAATTTATATGTTAATAGTGAACGGTTCCAATTTGCATCTACATAACGGTTCGTCCATTCCATTATTTTTAAAAAGTCTTTAATTGCGCCTCTTCGCAAATGTGGTATTGTTTCACTTACTACACTTATTTCTAAATGTGGTGTTTTAGCTGCTCTATCAATTAAGACTGGCAGTATTCCAAATGTTTTACCTGCACTCGTACCGCCTTGAATTACTTTTTTGCGTTTTTCAAGTTTCAATAATTTATTTATAGCGGTTGTTCGTTTAAACATAAATGCGATTTGCTCACCGTATAGACAAGCGGTTTTGTTGACTTTGTTTAATTTTACTCAGGAAATAAAGGCTGTTCTTTTACAGTTACTTCGCTCTTGTCGGTTAATCCGTTTAATCGTTGTGTTATGCTTGGGTTGTATGAACCTAGAAGCCCTCCAGTAATTTGATTATTTCTAATTTCTTTTTTAATGTACGAACAGATAGTCACAAAGTCATTATAAAGGTTCTCTTTATTATCAAAATATTGATGTACAAATCCATAATTATTTTTGCACCAAACTTCAAATCCGTCTATGGTATATGGTAGTTTTAAAGGGTCAGTAACCCTATCTCCATCTTTTCCGACATATTGTACTTTAACCCATTGTTTAGCTTCTTCAATAAGACTTTGTTTGTACTCATTAAAAGCTTTTTCTAATTCTTCAGGTGTTTTAAATATTCTTGTTGGGTGCATAATTAGTAGTATTGTTTAGCAAATGTTTGAGCAACTTCTAATTCTCTAAATGATTTATCGACTACTCCTTTTTTATAAACTCTAAAATTGTTTTTACTTTTATGTACATATTGACCATAATTGTTTTTTGTGCCATTCATTTTAAATCTATGTATTTGATTTTCTGAATTAGTAACCCACTCTAAATTAATCACAATATTATTTAATGAATCACCATCAATATGGTTTACTTGAGGTTTATTTGTTTTATTCTCAATAAAATGTTCTGCTACTAATCTATGAACAAAAAAAGCTTTTCCTAGCAAATTTACTCTATTATACTTTTTTGCACAATGAGTAGTTATTGTATTTTGTTTTATAACTTTCGGAACATCATAAAACACTTTACTGTTTCTTTTTCTAAATGAAATTACATCTCCATAATTTGAAATCATGTATCCTTCACAATTGTTTATGTTACACCACATTTTTTCAGGTGTTTCTATTGCTTTAGTTCCAAAAGGTCGTGCCATAACTATTCATATTTAAAGGTGTATTCTAAAACTTTTTGAACTTCAATATTTTTTATTACTAATCCATTATAAACAATATTTAACTTATTATTTTGGCTTACACGATTAGAAAATACTTTGATTTTTATTGAATCGCCTTTTGCCATTGTTCTCACAAATTGAAAGTCAGTTGTAAATGCTGAATAAATAGCTGTATCATTTACCCATGTGTTATTAGCAGCGTTGGTAATTGTGTTAAAAATAAACAACTTCGTTTCAATTGTTTTGTAAACTTGTGTTGGTTCAACTTGCTCTTTTGTACAGCTAAATACCATTAAAAGTGCTGTGATAAATATTGTAATCTTTTTCATGTTCTGTTGTTTATTATGTTGCAAATATATATAAAATTATCATTATGTTATTTATTTAAGTCTTTTTCGCATTTTAAACAATTACTCATATTAATTCGTATATAAAATTCATATCTGCTTTACCGTTTCCATGAATGATTGTTGGTTTGAAATTATCTTTAGTAATAAATTGATTATTTTCTATTCTGTAATCAGTTGGCAATATACCACATAATGTTTGAAATACTCGGCAATCATGGTCTACACCTATGCTTGGGTTATTGATTAGCCATTTAGTTGCTATTCTTTGGTCATCTTCACTGTCGTGTATTCCTTGTTTGTCTATTAACTTAATAAATGTTTCTGACTTCATGTAGTAAGCACCACTATTTAAGAATCTAAATTTTGTGTTTGGTTTTGTGTATTGTTCCCTTGCTTCGTAGTTTGCTAGTTGGTCAACATCAGGCCAACAGTTTACTTCTGAATTAAATAAACAATTCCAATATATTTTGCGCTTAGTGTTTTGTGGTGTGTCTAAAAAAAATGTATCATAAGCATCAACAAATATAAAATCGGTTATATTCGGATTAGCTTTTAAGTATTCATATACCTTGTTTAGTTTCATTGCGAATCCTTGCCATTGGTTTACTTCAATTATATGATACTGCCACTTAAAATAATTTAAGGAGCGTTCTAATTGGAAACATTTACTACGTTGGTCTGCTACTGTTAAAACTATCATAGTTCTACTTTTATTGGTATTGTGCCATTAATTAAACCATCTTTTATTTTATAAAATTCTTCCATTTTTTCGCCTGCATATTTGCGTTTCCATTCTGTGTAAGCATCCCCACCAACATCTATATGGTCAATGTCTATGTGTGGCAAAAATGCAAGTTTATAACCAAGTAATATTGCTCTTAT